TAGGTTGTTCTTTAGATTTTTTAAAAAAATATCTCGAATCTAAATTTACCGTCGGTATGTCATGGTCTAATTACGGTAAATGGCATGTTGACCATATTATACCTTGTTGCAGTTTTGATTTAAGTGTACCAGAAGAACAATTAAAGTGTTTCAATTATAAAAACTTACAACCCTTGTGGGCAATTGATAATTTTCGTAAACACATAAAATAAGTGGGCAATCCCTGCGTAGCGGAGGTTGCCTTTTTTTATTGTTACCCTCGCTCTCGTTCTCGATGAGGCAGACCAAACAGAGCGAGTATTTTTTTAATCTAAAAATTAGGAATATAAAAAGTATGGAAAATAATGAAAAGCAAGAATCGTACGAATACAAAGGAATTGGTTTAGGTAAATCAGAGAAGTACACTGGACAACAGAAATTTAACGAATACATTCGAGTTTACAATATTACAGAGTATAGTGATTTACAAATTCTTGAAGATTTAATATTTTACGAAATTGCTCAAGAACGAATGAAAATAAGTATTGAGAATAAAAGAAAAGAACATGAAAAAAAGAATAAAGAACTTCCTGAAAAAGACCAAAAAGAATATTCAATTCCTACATATATTCATACGGCTTTAAATTCAAATCTTGAACAAATTTTAATTCTTAAAGACAAACTTGGATTATTAAATCTTAATATAGGCGATGATGCTTTTAAACATTTTAAAATTTTAGAAAATAAATTTAAAATTTGGTGTGAAGAAAATCAAGGTTCGAGAACATTTACATGTCCTCATTGTTCCAAGAATGTAGTTCTTTTTGTGAAACCCGATGTTTGGGAAATACAAGGGCATAAATATTTTCGAGATAAAATACTTTGTAATGAACATCTTATAAAATTATACAAAGACAAAAAAATAACATCTGAAGAGGTATCATTAATTTTAGGAACAACTCCAGCTTATACTGAATGGTTAATAAAAAAATGGTATCATAATGAAGAAAAATCGTAAAGGCGAAAATAATCCTAATTATCGAACAGGAATAACATTACAAAAAAATTATTGTATTGATTGTGAAAAAATAATTAGTTGGAACGCTATCCGATGTCATAAATGTGAACATATAAGAAGAAATATAGAAGATATTGGATGTGTCAAAGGAAAAGAACATCGATGGTATGGTCTTAAAGGAAAATTAAGTCCTGCATTTGGCAGAATACCAAAACATCCAAAAAGACAGGTTTATAAAGAAATATGTTTCCGTTCTTCTTGGGAAGTTGCTTATGCCAAATATTTAGATTTTAATAATATTAAATGGTTATATGAATCAAAAACGTTTGATTTAGGTAACACAACTTATACTCCTGATTTTTATTTACCCGAATCAGACTTATTTATTGAAATAAAAGGTTGGTGGTCTGATAAATTTGATATAAAAATTAAATTATTTACAGAATTATATTCAAATATAAATTTAATTATCTACGAAGAAGGAGTATTGAATCTTTTAGGAATTTTAGACGAAAGTTATTTATTAACCCCTTCCCTTAGTATCTCGATGTAAATTCCTTTTAGAATTTTCCTATGATAGACGAAAAAATTTCAAACGAAGATTTGGCGTTTATGTTATCATGGCATTATCCAATATGCCTTGCAGAAAGTTTATTTAGTAATTTTAATAATCAAATTCAATTTGATGAAAATAAATTTGGCGAAGTACGTTTATATCAATATCCATTAATTTCAAGCGAAGGATTTGTAGATACTAATATAAAAGGATTGTCAGAAAAAGAGAAATTTGAATTACATAAAGGTGCAGGAGATATATATGCTTATGGTTCTCGTAAACATGGAAAAACTCTTTGTGTAGAAAAATTAGACATACCTTTATCAATGTTATATGACGAAGGATTTAATTGTTGTTTCGCTTCTTCCGACCAAATACATTTAACAAATGTGTTAGATGTAGTTGTATCCTCTATCAAATTTCATCCTATTTTAAAGGAATGGATGTTACATTTTAAAGGGTCTCCTAAATATAGTTTAAAAGCAAGAAACGGTTGGAGTCTTGATTCGGTAAATATGAAAACACAATCTAAAGACCCCGGTTCTCAATTTTTTTCTCAACATTATAAAAAGATTTGGATTGAAGAAAATTCATTAGAAACAGAAGAAGTTTACGAAAAAAGAAAAGATGCCGAAAGCGAATACGGAGCAGTTCGAAGATTTTCAGGTATGACTAATATAACAAAACACACCCCTGCTGGACGTGCGTTCTTCGACCCTGCTAATAAAAATAAATTATGTAATTTACCACAATATGTAAACCCAACTTTTGATAAACAAGAAGAAGAACGTCGAAAATTTGAGTATGGTGGAAGGGATACTACAGCATTTCGTGTCTTTGTTGATGGAGAAGTAATTCCAGATGGAATATCAGAAATTGATATGACTCGAATAGAACCTTATATTAATAATAAATCCGACCTTAAAATTTTTGAAATTAAAAAGAATATGTTTTCTTATTTTAAAAATATTATAGTAGTAGAACGCCCAAAAAATGCTGAAAGAATATTTTTAGCAGGAGATATTGGAGATGGGTCTGGTGGTACAGAATTAATTGTTCTTTCTGAAATAGGAAATAAATATTATTATCTTTATAGAATAGCTCTTTATAGTTTAAAACAAGAGGAACAATATGAAATTATAGATTGGTTAATTCAAAAATTAGAAGTTAATGTAGTAGGTATAGATGGTGGTGATGGAACAGGACGTGGGATTTTTAATTTATTAACAAAAAAATATTCTAATAATAATTTAGTTCTATATAAAGGTACAGAAAAAATTGGTGTAGATTGGAAAAGAAACGAAAAGAATGAAATTATCGTAGAACAAGGTCATCCAGTATTTTTAGAAGAATTTCAGAGCGAATGGTCTGTTAGGCATTTAAAAACTCTTTTATATGAAGGTCGAATTTTAATGCCAACAGATTTTAAATTCGAGAAACAATTAAATTATGTTATTTCTCGAATTGTCGGTACACGAACTTGTTATGAATGTGTTTCGCCAGATGGCGACCACGTATGGGATAGTTTTAAAGTATTTTCGATTTGTCAATGGTTAAAGAAAGATTTTAACAGTACACCTAAACTTACAAGAGAATCTGGTATTGGAGTTTCCTCTTGGTCTCGTCCAAAAAAAATAGATATAAATAAACAAGAATGGCGGAGAAAGATAGAAAATAAAGAAGAACTATCGATAACCACAGAACAATATCGAAATGGTTTTGAATATTTTCTACAGATGGAATCAGTAAGATGTAAATTAGAAAACAAATTAGAAATATTAGAATACTTACAGAACGAAATACAGAGACTTAATAAACTTCACAAGGAGAATTAAAAATGGATATATCTTTTATTGCCAATGCTTTCTTTTCCCTTTTATTGAAAAAAACTATAACTCCTGAAACATACGAAGCTCAATGTAAAGCCATAAAAACTATGTTACAGGACGATGTTACTGGTCTCATCGACGTTCTTACAGACTTTGCAGTAACAAGTGCCAAAGTAGATTTTAGTATTGAGACAGATAATCCAAAATTTAATGAGATTTGCCACGAATGGCTAGATACTATTAATATAGATATGGGTACTGTTCCTATTGGTATAAAAGCGTTAGCCGAAGAATATTTTAAGGAACGTTGGAAAGGGTCGTCTTTTGCCGTATTACAAATTGCTAAATGGGAAAAATTTGAAGGAACGGATTTAATACTCCCTACAAAAATGTTTTTTGTTGACGGAGGCAGTATACATGCAGAAGATGTTGAAGAAACCAATACTAATTTATCGATAGACAGTTATAAGTATTTTGTAGGCGAAGCCAAAGAAGCTATCAGTTCCAAATCTGCAATTATTAATAGACCCTATGGACGTTGGTTCGACAAATATCCGACTCCCTATCTTATTAAAAGAGGTATTTATCATAATTCAGAAATTATAAAATCTCTTAAAACTAAACAGACAGAAATTCTCGACCAAATTATTCCTTATTTATTACTTGCAAAAAAAGGAAGTGAAGCTCTTAGTCTTCAAGGTAAAACACATAGTCAGACTCAATTACAAGAAATAGCAAATCAATTTCAAGAATTAATGACCGAATTAAAGACTGTAAATTTAGGGGATAAACAGATTAAGACACCTATGAGAGTTACAAATTTTGATGAAGATTTAAAACATTTTATTCCAGACCTAAGTACTATATTTGCTCCAGTACTTTTTGAACAAGCTGAAAGAAATATTCTATCAGGACTTGGATTTATTGACATCGTGCAGGGAGTATCCTCTACGAGACGTGAAAGTACTCTCAACCCAAAGGCGTTCATAATAGAAGTATCAGCAGGGGTCGAATCTTTTAAAGATATACTTCGTCAACTTTTGGTATTAATAAAAATAAAAAATTCAACACATATTAAATATACCAATAGCGAGTTCTATGTTTCTAATTCACCGATTAGAGCATTTTTAGGCGAAGAATTTAAAACAGCAATCAGGTCATGTTATGACAGAGGTTGTTTATCTAAAAGAACTTATACCGAACTCGTTGGAGAAGTTGATTATAATACAGAGAAGTTCCGTCGAGAAAAAGAAACAAAAGATGGAGATAATTATATTTTTTATCCTCCTGTAATTCAAAATCAAGAGGATAAAGGGTTTGATGTTCAAGGAACAAATCCTGATGGAACTACAGTTTCTAATTCTCCACAGGATACTATAGTTCCACCTGATAAAGTATCAATAGAAAAGAAAAATTTTAAGATGGCTTCATTAGAAGAAGATGAACCTACAACATATGATTTTGTTAATTCTTTTGAAGAAGAAGTAGACCTTGAAACATCAGTATTAAAAACAAAATTAAGAGAAACAAATACTTATCTACGTTATCGTCAAGTAGACCCTTCGAAATTTGACGATAAATCTTTCAGAACAGTAACATTATCTCCATCAAAAGGAATAAAAGCAATAGTCGGCAAAATTCGAGGAGCAAAGACCACTACTATACAATCTTACTTATTTCTTAAAACAAAGTGGGAGGATAAAACGGCTAAAGAATGGCTAACAGAACATTCTTCAGCATTTGTTGCAACCGTCGAGAAGTTTGACCTAATAACAGCACCTTATGATACACTAACTTCATTACCACCTGCGGTAAAAAAGTTATCTACAACACAACAGACAGCATGGAAAAATATTTGGAACAATGCCTACAGATATAAATTAGCACAAACTGGCAATACCGCCATTGCCGAAAAATATGCTTTTCGAGTGGCATGGAGCAGGATGCACTTTATAAAATCAAATCAATCTATGTGGGAAAAACTTAGAGAAAAATTTACAAAATAATAATAAATTAAAAGGAGAACTAACATGGCTACAAATTGGAAAGATGCACCGATTCACGAATACATGGTTTCAAAATGTGCTTATGCAGAAGGTGGTTATAATTATTATTTATATGTTCATGCATTAGGGCAGATAATAATTTTAAGAGAAAAAACAGACCAGACCGAATATCTATATGCGGACGGTGGAACAGATAAAGTAACTTCGTGGACTAATCGAGCGACTTTAGAATATAAATATTACGACTTGATAGGATAAAAGGAGACTAACATGCAATATAAAGCGAAAATAAATCCGTTTAATGGAATGTTACAATTAGTTCCTACAAATATTGTTTTAGCATTTAAAACAGGAGTCGCTACACAGGCAAGTTTACCTCTTTCTGGAAATGCTGTAGGAGACGCAAGAATAGCAAATGACACTGGACATCTTTATGTTTGGAGCATTGAGTCTTCTTCTGGTTTACTTACAGATTGGGTAGACGCTGGAGATATTGTAGATTTAAATTGGTCTGCAATTTCTGGCAGACCTTCTTCAGCAGTAGCAGATATAGACGATGCAGTTGGAAAAAGACATTCACCAGAGAGTGATAATCAAGTAGCAGATACAGTTCCTACTGAAGACACAGGAATTTCCGTTCAAGATGCTCTTAATGCTCTTGAAGCACTATCACATACACAAGAAACCGACAAATATCTTACTACAATGGTTACAAATACTCTTTATGTAGATATGAAGAGAACAGATATTTATATAGCAGACGGTTCTTTAACAAAACCTTACCTAACAATACAATCCGCCATAAACAAAGTTATTTCTAACGGAGATAACTCCGAGACCAAAGTTTATGTAATAAAAATTAGTTCGGGTATTTATGCAGAGAATGTGGTTCTTAATAACGCACTTATTAAAGAACTTGTAATGATAGGCGAACCGGGAAGTGTTCAGATAACCCCTGCTACTGGCTATTCTCTGGAATGTTCTTCCAATAATGGAGCGTTTAGAACATTTATGGTTAAAGATATAGATTTTGGAAAAGATGTATACATTGTGGGTTCGGCAGGTTCTCCAACTTGGAGACATACATGGGTTAATGACTGCTGGTTTGTAAATAGTGGTTTTTGGGGAAAACTAACGGTTAAGAATGTTGTTTGTTTCGGTATCGCAGGTTCGTATCAAAATGTGGATAACGATTGGGATTTGGAAAATGTCTATATAGCTTCTTTATCGAATGGTAACGGACATAATCCGGGTCAAACAATAAATGTGATTACTGATATGGCTAAACCACACTATGTTGACTTTGATGAAACACTATTGCTTTTAGAAGCAACTTTATGTGGCAATGTGAACATAGGAGTAGGGTCAAGAGTTCAGTTTAGATATGCGGTAAGAATGGCAGGAACTACCTTAACTATAAATGGTATTCTTCAAGCTTATAGTAGTTGGATAGGAGCTGGAACTATTACTCTTGGTGCTACTGGAACATTTACAGCCAGAGGAACTTTCTGGACACCATCTGCTTTAACTATAACTCCCGGCGGAACTCTTACGAGAGAGACATACGCAGGTTGTATAAGGAATATACCAGCAGGTAATATATCTGCAACAGATGTTCAATCCGCTATTAATGAATTAGATACAGAAAAAGTGAATAAGGTAACAGGTTCTTCATTAGTTCCTGATACAGAAATATCTAAAATACATGAACCTAATAGCGACGACCAAACAGCAGAAACAGTAGAAACAGAGGATACAGGTATAAGTGTTCAAGATGCATTAAATATAGTAGAAGCAGACAAATCAGACAAATCTGTTACTATAAATACTCAAACAACTGATTATACACTTGTTTTAACCGATATTGATAAATTAATTGATATGAATTGTGAAAGTGGGTCTGGTATTTTAACAGTTCCTAAAAATTCGGTAGTTGCATTTCCTATTGGTACTACAGTTGCAATCTTACAATCTGGTTCAGTAGAAATTACAATAACTCCTGTAGATGGAGATGTAACAATAAATAATCAAAACGGTCTTGTAACAACTGGTCAATATGCAGTAGCAAGTTTACTTAAAGTAGATACAAATACTTGGATAGCATGCGGAGCTTTAGGAGTTTAAAATATGTCATTTAAAACTTTATTATTTGGAATACAGGCAAGTTCTAACGTTCCATCTCCATTGCCAACAGGAACTTTTAAATTTAGAATTACAATCACTGAAGAAAATCAAATAATTACTTTACCTATAGAAGCATCTTCTTCTCCAGAATCTTATAATTTTAATTTTACAGTAGATTGGGGAGACGGAACTGAAGACAGTACTATAACTTCTTATGACGATATAAACAAAATCCATACTTATATAAATATAGGATTATACGATATAGAACTTGCCGGAACATGCGAAGTGTTTTCACTTACTATTGGTGGAAACGTGTATCTTATAACAGAATTTTTAGCATTTACAGGCGATATGGGATTTAAAATATTCGATGTTGCAGGTAGTCAATCTTTAACTACTATTATTCCTTTGGGTAGTTTTGCTTCTTTAACCTCGGCAGAATATATGTTTTACGGTTGTCAAACTTTAACTTCTATTCCCTATGATTTATTTTATAATTGTCCAGCAATAACCAATTTTAATGATACCTTTAATAATTGTATAGGTATT